TTACCATTAGAGTATAAGCCAATATAACTGGTGTGAGAGGTTGGATTTGAACCAACGGGCACCCGGGTTTCAAACCTGCCCCGCACCGTGCGCTACGAACTGACCTTACTAGATAGTCAGCCACCTCACATGAAACTGATGCGGGTTTTTAAAAAGGGACCCGCGGCCCGCAGCAGCCTAAGCTGTAACTGGGGTGAATGAGGAGGATCGAACTTAAAATATTTTTCATATAGGCATAAATAGCAATATGAAAAAGTATATCCAATGTAAAATTTGCAACAAGCAAATGAAGCAAATAACCTCCCAGCACCTTAAATTTCATAATATGACTATTCCCGAATATAAAAAGTCTTTTGGGAACATATTATCAGAAGAGGTATACAGTAAGTGTAATACGGCTGCTAGTAAGGGAAGACCTTTAGCTTCCGCCAAGAAACAACAACAGCGAACCGAACGAATTTTGCTAGCAATCAAAGAATACTCCTTAGAGCCAACTCGGTGCAAGCAATGTGAAATAGAACTAAAATTTGAATCCAGGTATAATTCGTTTTGTTCTCAATCATGCTCTGCAAAATATTCAAATGCTAAACGATACTCCCCCAAGCCTACCATAATCAGACCGCTATGTAAAAAGTGCAATAAACCCACTAAAGCTAAGTCCGGAGTTCATATAGAGTGCAGTAAGACTACATGCCAAATCTGCGATAGGCAAATCTATTCAAATGCTACTAAGATGTGTCGATCTTGCTACATCAAGTCGGACCAAGCCAACGAGCAACGAGGAAGAACTTTCTCAAAGACAAGGGGGTATTATGAATCAAAATCCGGAACATTTTACTATATGTCTTCTCTTGAATTGGAATTTCTTAAATTGTGTGATCTGTATAATATTAGCGTTGGAAAACCAAAACCAATGTCTTATTGGCATAACAACAAAAATCATTTGTATTTTCCTGACTTCAAAATTAATGAAACCGTTATAGAAATAAAAGGATATCTAACAAAGGAAGACAAAATCAAAATGTCTTATTTTCCGGAAGTATTAATACTCTTCTCTAAAGATATAGCTCTATTCAAAGAAACAGGAAAAATTCCGGGTGTCTAGCGGGTAACGATCCCGCTACTCCGGCTTCACAGGCCGGCGTGTATCCATATAACACTCTAGACACCATAAATTCTAAGGCGCCGCCGCTCTACCACTGAGCTACACCCACCATGAATTGGAGGACCCGCCCGGGCTCGAACCGGGGACCCGAGGCTTAAAAGGCCCCTGCTCTGACCTACTGAGTTACGGGTCCGTAAAACTCTCAGCTTCGGCTGTAGACTGAACTTAATCAGTCTTAAAAATGGCATACCCTGTAGGAGTCGAACCCACGCTATCTGGTTTGGAGTCAGAGGTGCTACCGTAACACTTAGGATATATGAAAAAGAAGGGGCGAAACCTTCCCCTGACTCAAGTGGCGCATTATATTCAGTGCCTTGTCTTGCCTGACCTAACGACTAGAGCCTATTATAGATTTTTATTGTTACTTGTTATTGACAGCTACGCGCAAAGCACCTAAGCCAGAAGCAGCAAGCAGAGTATATACATACTCAGGGATTACATATCCCATAGCCTGTGCAAACGCAATACCAGCAGTAATTAAAGCAACAATATATGTTTTCTTTCCATTTAGTAAATCAGTCATTGAACATCTCCTTTATCAAGTGTTCAATTTTATTTATGCTATAATGGTACCGCCTGAGGGATTCGAACCCACGCTGCCTGGGTTGGAACCAGGAGTGCTACCGTAACACTTGAGGTACATGAAACTGGCGCGGCAGATAGGAATCGAACCTACATGTAATCCAGTTAACCTTTCTACAGTTTCGTAGACTGAGGGTATACTACCGCTTGATAATTGGCTGCATGAAGTCTGGTGGACCCTGAGGGATTTGAACCCCCAACATTCGGTTTCGAAGACCGACGCTCTATCCGGTTGAACTAAGGATCCATTGAAGAATGGTGCCCACTGCAGGATTCGAACCCGCCGCCTATACATTACTAGTGTATTGCTCTACCAAATGAGCTAAGTGGGCGTTAAGTTTGGATGGGCCCCAGGGATTCGAACCCCGATTGACGGATTCAAAGTCCGCTCTCTTACCCTTAGAGGAGGGCCCAACAATCACTTACAAACTCTGCCCTTTTTCCATCCTTGTGGAATAGGAACATCGTTTTTAATCTTTTTATTTTCGGTTCCATTAGTTATCCACATCATTCCGAATTGCGAATTCCTAGAACCAGATTGTGAAACAGCATTTGCTGTTCCTATCTTCTTTTTTGTCTCGTCGCTATGAGCTTTTCCTTTGAATGTACCACCTGTAGTAGCTAGTCTTTCACGAACTGTTCGTGAAATCTCTGCCCTTCGTTTAGCAGCCCATTCTCCGTTTTCTTCCCATAACTTTCTTTGTGTATCTCTACCTCTATCAGCAGATTCTAAAGTAGCTTTCTTGACTGACATTATATTTAATGTCTTCTCAAAGCCGTTTCTTATTTTATTAGTATTGATGTACCCAAATCCGCCCTGGCCACCCCGACACAGATTATAAGTATCTTGGCGAGAACAAAACTCTTCGGTTACGATATTCCGTTCTGCGAGGTTCATTTCTTCTTCGGTTTCAAAAATATGAAGGAATTCTTTTTTAAAGTTTTCTACTCCATATTTCTTTTTAGCGGCACCGAGCAATTTTCCAGAACCCATATATCCATCGTCTAGATTAGTTGTTTGGTGCTTACCGACATATACTTTGCCATTAACAAGATTAGTTATTTGGTATACTGTATAGAACATAATTTTCTCCATCAGTATTTATGCCAAATAGCAAAAAGTGATGCCCGACTAGGGTTCGAACCTAGAACCTACTGAGTCAGAGTCAGTTGATCTGCCAATTGATCTATCGGGCAATGTAATCTATTCATAAAAACACACATTGGGGCCAATCCTAACGTCATAGGTAAGGGGCGTTGTTTTACCATTATGTGTTTATAAGAATAGATTATATTTTCTACCTAAATGTCTTACCAAAAAGAGTGTTTCCGAACTTCTTTCTACGTTTTTTAGCAGAAAGAGTACTGCGGTTAATAGTATTAGGTGACCATTGTGATACATCATGTTTTTCAGATAAGACTGATAACGTAGATGCATATTCGGTAGTTTTCAACATCTTACGATGCGTTGATTTTGCTGTTCGCTTATACATATGAGTCTCCTTATATATGAATAGCCTTTTGTTTCTTCATGGAGCGAAATATCTTGTCCGGCATTTCGGACTGATCCGCTCCCCGCCTTTTTTACTCTCTGCGTTATCTCCGCAGATTTCATCCCAGCGCCGCCCGTTCTTTTTTTATAGTGCTTTGCAGCCTCGTTCCGACTTGCACTTTTGTCAGTCTCTCACCTGACTGCTAGAGATTTTGCCTCTAGCTAATGGAAAACCCCAAGAACTTTATTGTCCCCGGGGCCTAAATAAACTAGTTTAACTATGTCTACTTATCCACCGGGACTCTGTTCCATTGATGGTGCAAAGTCGCCGCGAATGCTTGTATTATACACTGCCGCAACCTTACCCAATAAGGACTGTTGTCCCCAGAGTTTGGTATGCTGTTTCAGCGATATATTACAAGTTGTAGTCATAGTATGTTTACTTAGTCCTGGTATTCAAAAATGTTATTTTAACGGCTGTTTTTGGCGATTTTCGTCAAAACAGCGTTACATTCACTCTTATATATCATTTCAAAACCGCTGTCAATACTTTTTTCAACGATTTGAAATTTTATTTCAAGCAGGAATTCCCACTTCACGAACAATCTTACGGGCAGCATATGCTACAGTAGTGCGAGTAATGTCAATCTGACCTTCGTCAATCATCTTTTCACAGATGATTGCAGCGCCTTCAAAAGCATACTCTTCCCAGGCGTAAAGTTCAACATGACGACAAAATTCGATAGTAGTCATAACTGATCTCCTTTTCTCACTCTATATCTTGTTATAGCACCAAGAGATTCATATGTCAACCAAAATATTTTACAAAACACATTTTGCTAAAGGAGGGATCACACACGCGATTCTAGCAGCAGCCTGAATTTTTTCCTGAGAAACACCATACCCCAACAAAAGATCAATGTTGTTTCGTATTGATTGTTCTGATTGATTTACGATTGCAGTGACCAAACAAAACAATGTAAACTGCTCTCTAGTGGAGCCACCGTTGTTAGTAAAGTCATCTATGCAAAAATCGTGGGGAGGTACTACCGCACGCTCACTTAATGCAGTTATACTATATAACGAATAACGTGCATTTGTTGTTTCGAACAACACCGCCCTTGCAACTGCGTCACGAATATCATTTCCAAAAAGCTCTTTACTTACAGAAATTTCAAACGCGATAGCATCGCCTGAGGACATAGCTGCTGCAAGTGCGCAAGCATGGGCATCAACTACATCTAGTGCAGTAGTAGACATTGCAATTTCTAGATTTTTAATTAAATCAGTTGCATATTCTGGAGCAGTCAATTTGACTGATTCTATCCAGTTTCTATTCATAGTAAATGCCATAGTAATCCTTGTATCCAGTTTGGAAGGGGCCGAAGCCCCTTCCTGTATGTTAGAGTGCAAGATAGCTGTAATCGTAAAGAGCAGCTTCCTTCTTGCGAGTGAGAACAAGACGGGCACCCTTGTTCTCAAAGATGAACTTACCTTCCTGAGGGCTGAGGTTAATCAGATTCTCAGGAGTAAAGCGAAGCTGGACATATTCCTCGGGACCTTCGGGGTTCGGATCGTACTCAATGTCGACACCGCGAGTTGCGAGCGGGTTACCACGCCAAGTATCAATAGTATTGTCAATTTCCTTACCACCATTGATAAGAGTGACCTCATACTTAGCACCCTCGTCATACTCGGGCTTAGCGTTAAGCATTTCAAGAGCATCAGACGGAGATTCGTCATAACGGTTCATTTCTTCAACAAGCGCCTTGAGCATGTCAAAGTTGAATTCGGCAAACAGTGTAGTAAGACCGCAGACCTGATCAATATACTGCTTGTTATTCAGACGATCATTGCAGTATTCACGAATGAATTCCTGATCAAGGCCCTTGAAGTCGAGGAGATAAAAGAGACGACCCGGACGATTGCGCATGTGACTGTTGACACGCCACTTGTCGTTAACCGTCATAAGATAGAGCTTCTTACTGCTGAAAACACCATCAAGCAGGGTAAGAATCTGCTCCTGTTCATCAGAGCCATAGACCTTTTCAAACTCGTCAAAAAGAACCACGCACGGCTGATCAATATCCTGGAGAAGCTTGAAGAAACCATCACCAACCCAATCACGGTTGATCACGATAGTAGGAACACCTTGCTTAGCAAGCTGAATGCTAATATTCTTAGCAAGAAGAGTCTTACCACTACCCTTTTCACCGTTGAGAAGAACCCCAGTCTGTGCCGGGCGATCCCAAAAGCTGTTGATAATACGATCGGTGTGACGCAGAGTATTACCGTAAAGCTTGGTAGGGATTTCAAAATCCTCAATACGCTCAAGGTAAAAATTACCAAAAGGATCGGTTGCAACAGTGTAGTTACCTGCAGGGAGCTTATCGTGAAGATCCATTGCTTCCTTGCTGGAAACTCGGAAAGTGTTGCCCGACTTGAGAAAATATGCCATTTAAAATATACCTTTATTAGTGAGTTTTTAGAGAAATTCTGTATATTACATCCAAACTATTTGGTATAATACAATCTAAAACAGGGAACCCTGTCTAAATAAACCAGGTCATCAACGTCAGTAATTGTTACTGGCTTAGGATAACTTCCGTTGATGTATTTGTAATGAAATTGTTTTCCTACCAAGTTGCGATAATATGACAATTCCTTTGTAAAATCAGCATTTGGCGAAAACGTATAAGCACGAACGGGAATAATCATTCCCATGACAACGTTCATGTAATTGCGCTTAAGAGTGGTTGTCATAGTTGACACTCTAAAAGCAACTTTACCAGTAGTGTCGTAATAAGTTGATCTATCTGCCATTATTATACTCTCAAAACTTCAGGAGGTTAAACGCAAGCAGGATATCCCGCTTATCTTCATCAACTGGATGAACTGCCAGTGCAGTATACTCACCGCTATTTAGATCAGGTTCAAAGAACTTTTCGTACTTGAATCCAAACTTAGTGAGAATCTTTTCAACAGCCTCAAGGGCTTCTAGGTTACGCACACCTACACAAGTAAAATATGTATTATCTGCGTCAGCGTCCTTACCCAATACGGACCCTAGCTTGTAGGCCACATGAGAACTCTGGACTAACTGATACTCCTTAAAAATATCTTGTCTAACGAAGATGTATAGATACCGCTTCATATTATCTCTCTGTTTGTTCATTGTGTTTTCACTGTACACGAAGATTGTATGAATGTCAACCGAAAAGATAAATAAAGATGTAGTTCGCGGTACGGGAATACCCAACTACTCTAATGCTAACAAGGAGCACCAGCAATGACTATTTATTCACCTACCGGTCACCGAAAGATATATGAGCAGCACTTTGGTCCTATCCCCAAAGACTCAAACGGGCGCTCATACGAAATACATCACATAGACGGTAATCATTCAAACAATGATCCATCAAATCTAAAATGCGTTACAATACAAGAACATTATGATATCCATCATTCACAAGGAGATTGGGCTGCGTGTTTGCTCATTGCAAACAGAATGAATCTCACTTATGAAGAACGATGCCGGATCGCTAAGTTGGCTGCTAAAACTAGGACTGAAAACGGTACCAATCCATTTTGCGGACCAGAACTAAATCGCAAGAGAGTTGAGAACGGTACTCATAACTTCTTAGGTCCAGAAACCAATCGTAAGAGAATAGAAGCCGGAAACCACCCCTGGTTGGACAAAGATGCTGCGAGAGAACGGGAATTAGCTAAAGTGCAGGATGGAAGTCACCGTTTCTTGGGAGGAGAAATACAAAGTAAAACTGCTAAGAAACGAGTTGAGGAAGGAACTCATCCTTTCTTAGGTGGGCAGGTAGCAAAAAGAACTATGCAACAGCGTTTGGCAAACGGGACAAGTCCTTCTCAAATAAAGAAAACTTGCGAACATTGTGGCAAAAGTATCAGTTTACCAATGTATAGTAGATGGCACGGAGACAAATGCAAAAGCAGGGGTTGACCATGAAGTCAACCCCAAATTATCCTTACTTGTTGGCGTTTGCCTGAACTTCGTCAAAGTCATTTAATCGCCGATATCTTCACCCAGTGACAACGATCCATCAAGTAACTCTAACACCCTATAGCCGACCTGCCCGTCGAAGAGAGTATCAGGAGTGTCACACATGAACTCTCTAACAACCCGAATATCTCCCTCACCATTGTACTTGCTTCGGCGTTTCCAGTTTTTCTCGGTAGTCAAGGCTTTCTCTACCAGATCAATTCTGTATTTTAGAAAGTGAGATATGTGCTTTTCATACGTGGCCTTATCCATTGCCTTGATATCTTCATCATTGAACTCGTTAGCCACTTCGTCTTCCGCCGCACCTCGGTCACATGCCCAATTTGCACTAATATTACCTTGTCGAACTTGGTCTACAATAAACTTTCTGCAATCATTCGTAGTCACAGCCATTGTATATCTCCTTACTTGTTAGCGTTTGCCCGAACTTCGTCAAAAGTCATGTCACGAAGAAGAACGCCATTTTCATAGACTGTGTCCAGCATACGCATATCCGATCCAACACAAACATCAGCGACCTCTTCATCACGCATAGTAGTGAAGGTTCCATCCTTATGCTGAATCAGTTCCAGCTTACCCTTCTTGCTACGCTTGCCCTTGTCAGTGATTGGGTCCTTGAAAACATCAACCCAGGTACCATTGACGAGTGCAGCCGAACACTTCATGGCAAACTTCTGATCGTCACGGTTTACAATCTGGAGCAATGCACCGCCCTGACCGAACACTACATTGTCAGCACTGTAGCCAGCAAGTGTGATAGTGTAGAGGATGCTGCGAATGCTGGCGTGATTGATACCGTCACCCTGCAACACACGAACATTGTTCAGGACCTTGTAGCCCTTAGCATTGACGGTATGACCAAAGTACTGATCAAGAATCTTGAGACACTTGAGAACAATGTCAGCAGGATCACCCGAGTCAGGACGCACAACAAGAGTAGCACCACTGTCAAGCACATCCTGCTTAAGCTCCGTACCCCACAGCTTGCAAGCGTTGAAGATATCGTAGCTGTCAGAAACAGCACTTACAATGCCACCAGGCTTGCCGTTGACCTTGACCATGTTGCGGTAAGAAGCAACCTCGTTCTCACGACCCCAGCTAGTTACAGTGCTGTGTTCCATTGCAGGAACGCTAAAGCCAGCCATGTCAGCATTGTAGTAACGACGGGCAAAAAGCAGAGCCTCAACGGTGTCGGTCCCTTGAAAGTTAACCAAGTGTGCGGCGCCACCAATACCTGCGCTTTCCAAACTGCTAACCCCACGAGCACCGAAATCGTGAAGTTTAAAATCAATACTAGTAGGATCACCGGTCTTCTCCAGGTAGTCAAGAATCAGTTTCTTGTTCTCGTAGCTGTTGGTAGCAACAGTAGTCGGGTACCAAACTGCACGAAGCAAAGCAGTCTCAAGGAAGCTAGTCAGCCAGTAGCAGTTAGGATCAGTGTTCTCAATAGTAACGAGAACATTAAGAGTAGGGATAACAAGTCCCTCAGGGGCAGCCTTGATAATGACAGGCAGCTTACCACCGTGTTCGCGGACGATGTATTCCCATCCTTCACGATTAAAGGGTTCGCCATGTGTAGTGATGATGGCTTCGGCTTCATCAATCATGTCCATCGTGACAGGAGTAAGCATGTACTCCTTGATGAAGGCTTGAAGGCCGAAGAAAACAGTAGTATCGTACTTTCCACCGCGGCTTTCAATGTAGCTGTAGATCACTGTAGTTTTGGGAGGGTATTGTACCCACTGTGAGTACTTGTACGAATCGCTGTTCAAGATTAGGTTATGCATGATAAAAATCCTTTATCTAAAATGCTAGCTTCTATTAGCTAGTCTTGATATCTTATTTATAGCGTATTTCTGTGTCTGTGTCAAGTTATTTCTGCCAAAATGTTTTTCAAATGTTCCTGCTCGGACCACTTTCGCTCTTGATCAATCCTGATCTTGAGATAGTTACGGATGGTGTCACGCTCTTGCCAGATGAAGTCCTCATATTTGCGAAGATGTTTAGAGCATCCATCGCAGCCATAAACAAACTGACGACCGATAAACTCAAAATGTCCCACGCTATCGCAACCGTGATGGTGCTTTACTGGAAAGGTGCCTTCGGTGGATTCTGGAGGTGCCTCGACAGTATCATATAATTCATCAAAATACCTGGATTCGACAGCATAATGCTGGGTGCCACACTGACATTCCACGTAAACTCCTCCGTATGCACGTTCTTGTGCATCATAGAACATTTCACTAGACTTACCGTCGCTTGGAAGAGTGTATTGCATTATTCAAATTCCACAAGAGTTACACTTCCGCCTTGTGCAGAAACCTTTTCAGCAAAATCACTTAACATTTGATTGATTCGTTCGGGATTACCACCAGCCAAACCTTGTCCGATCCGCGGGAAGCCGATCTTGAACGGCCCATATTCGTGAAGCATCTTTTTCAAGATAACTTCAAACGAAGCGTATTCAAAGTGATCAATGCCACGAGGTGAGAACATCACCTGAGTGTATGCATTAATGATAAGAAACTTGTGATCACCTTTAACTAGATGAGAAGTATAGCGGCCGAGTTTCTGAACCTGACTATTTGTATCGCCTTCTATTTGGGTAGTCAGAGCGGTGTCAGCTTCGTATGCTTCTGGGTAGCGGGCACGAATCTCTGCTGCAATCCCTGAACCCATTGTGTTCAAGCAGTTGCAACCGTGGACGATGATGTCAAACTCACCCTGCTCTGCAAGATCAATAAGATTACCCTTGGTATGAAGCAGCATTTTATTATTCCTTTCCTACGAGTTTCCAGCCAATTGAGGTTTTTTGTTCACCTCTCACTAACTTACCTACACTGCCGGTTGGCATATTATAATTGTTCTCAAACTCAAATCTAGTTGAATGAACTACTCTACCGTCAACGTGTTCAAAAACATAAACAGTGTGATCATACATTCCATGTTTGGCACCACGGTGAGATTCCGACTGTGCTGCTAGTACCTCTGGTCTATTTTGTGCATTTTTCTGTGCATTACTACGACGGAGTTTAGTATCCGGCTTACTTTCAGTTTCTAACCTCTTATTAAGTATGTCAGGATCAGTGTGTATCTTCTTTAGCTTTCCAAGCTGAGGAATAGCCCATTCTGGATTCTGCCACAATGCTTTGGCACTTTTTCTTCTTTTTTCCTTAGTCTCTGGCTTAGCATTAGTCTTGGCCTGTGCATTTACTCTGCGAATTTCGGCAGCAGAATCCCGCAATTCAAATGCTATATTATCAGTTTTGTTAAGAAAATCATTACGATGAATTGCATTAATTCTTCGCAAAACTATATGCTCCCACTGTCTAGCTTTGTCAACACTAATTTCGTCAAACACCTTTCGGACTTGAATGATATCAGGATATCCGTGCAGCTTGATATAATCAGCGACATTGTTACTTGAAGTAAAGTATGTTACGAATAGTTCCGAAGGATGACAATTTTTAGCGTATCGGACACCATAATACTTCATTCCAGTATTAGACCACATTATAAGATAGGTATAGGGAGTTCGGGTATAAATATTCATTGCTGATGTTCCAGTATAACATTAGAGTAGTTGGGAACGCCAATTCCGTGAACTACATCTTTATTTATCCCGAACATTCCCTTTTTCATAGGTAAATCAAACTCCTCAATCCAAATCAATGATGCGGCCGCAGTTAGGGCAATCAATATACTCGTAATAATCGCCGCAGCCGCCGGGGCCGTTAGAATCGGTCCAGTGCCGAACATCGCTCTTGGCGTATTCTACTACTGACTTGCAGCGAGAACAGGTTACCACATTTTCTGCTTTGTTTTGATATAATACCTTAGCCATGATCAAAAGTCCTAATAAATACTAAATAATATGATAAATAGTTTTAACACAAGAGGTCAACTATGTCAACCGAATATATTCCTTACTGCTATCTCATAGGATGGTCCAAACTAGACACTTGGTACTACGGAGTTGAATATGCTAATAATAGTCAACGAGTAGCAAATCCTGCAAATCTCTGGACAACTTATTTCACTTCATCAAAACATGTTAGTAACTTCATTGAAGAACACGGTGACCCTGATGTTATCAAAGTTAGAAAGCTGTTCACTACTAGAGAGAAAGCACAACTTTGGGAATGTACCGTGTTGCGTAGACTCAAAGTAAGAGAAAAAATTAACTGGCTTAATGTTAATCCTGGTGGATTTGGTTTTGCAGTTCCTGTCGGTGAACTACATCCTTGCTTCGGTAAAAAGCGATCCGAAGAATCAAAAAACAAGCAGCGAGAAACTAGAAAACAACGACACGCACAAGGTTTATATTCATATTACAATCATACTCCTGAGCAAATAGAGAAAGTAAGACAACTTGGCAAAAACAATGCTAGACCAAAAGAACAAAGAACATACACTTGCACCAAGTGTAACACTGTTGTTGAAAAAGTTGAATATACTCACCATCCTATTAATCAAAACTATAGATGCAAACACTGCAAACCAGGGAGACCGCCTAGGCCTGTAGTTATGTTTGGTGTTAGGTATGATGGCGAATCATATGCTGCTACTGCATTAAATATGTCAATAGACCAAATACGACACCGATTAGGCAGTGATAAATTCCCAGATTGCAATAGATTACAAACCTAGAAAATATTGCACTATTGCAAAATGGTCATCGAACATCTGGTCTTCTCGCAACTCGCTGATAGGAATCCATTTTGCGCGGATGGCATCGTCAGCACCCTTCACCTTCGGCAACGTAACATCGTCAGCCAGCTTAAAGTGATAAGCCTTCGTGATAACACGACCAAGCGTAGAACGATAAGGATCGTCAAAAGTCTCGTGGTCACGAATGCTACCGCGCAGAACAGCTTCCGGCACCTTGATCTTCGTTTCTTCACGAAGTTCGCGGATAGCACCATCAAGCTGCTTTTCAAATTCGTTCAAGTGTCCACCGGGCAATGCCCACAGACCCTTACCTGGTTCTGCCTTACGCTTGACGAGCAGAATGTGACCACTCTGTTCAACAACTGCGTCAACAGTGGCGTGCTTTACGGGATAAGGCGACACTTCCCACTGCTTCTTGTAGTCACGAACGAAGTTAAGTTCATTAGCAAGCTGCTCGTAAGAGTCCATCTTGCGGAAGTTCATGAGGAAACTGAAAACGCTCTTAGGGCAAGCATCACTGATACGACCAGTATCAAGATAATCTTCACGAATAGCAGTAGCGTGTACATCAGCCTCAATCTCAACGTTGATGGACTTGTACTGCGGGAACAATTTGAGGTAGTAGCTAGTACCATCCTTGCTTGCACCGATCAAGCCAACCTTAGCATCATTGTATCCCGAAGCCATGAACCCATCTGGGTTGATAACTTCCAGAGTGGTATCCTTGACGATGTTCTGAACCTGCTTGACCCAAGCAGCATCGTTATAGGTCTTGTCATAGAGGGGCTTAATGATCAAGCGATTAGCGACATAGCTTGCAGGACCGAATTCCTGTTCTACTGCACCGCTGTAAGCACCGGTGATCATCTGCTTACGTTCATCAAAGGTGAACGGGTTACGGATCGTTCGGGCTTTTCCGGCAGAACCTACGAGAACCAATACATTTCGAGATTTTTGAAGCGCGATATCAATGACGCGCTTGTGTTCCACATGAAACGGCTGGAACCGACCGACAAAGACCAGAAGGTCAAACTCTTTTTTCATTGCTCAAAACTCCTTTGAAGCGATTAAACGAGAAAGTCTATCTTTCTCGTTTCTATTTATACTTTATAGCGCATGCGGTGATAAAAGTCAACCGGTTTTTTCACCTAGGTGATAAATAAGTGTGAGTCACGGAATCCCCATTCCCACTCACTCTAACGCTTTCGAGGAGCATCAGCAATGACTATTTATAAACCGAGCCGCAAGTCCACAGGAATATACCGTAGACTGTATGAAAAGCATCATGGACCTATTCCCAAAGAACCAAACGGCAGAAGCTATGAAATCCACCATATAGATGGAGACCACTCCAACAATGATATATCCAATTTACATTGCGTCACTGCACAAGAACACTACGATATACATTACGAACAGGGAGAGTTTTCTGCTTGTTTTCTAATAGCAAAAAGGTTAGAATTAAGTCCTCAGGAAAAGTCGGAGATTGCTAGCAAAGCAGCCAAAGAGCGAATACGCAACGGTACACACAACTTTCTAGATAAGGAAGTAAGAAGTGCGAACGCAAGAAAGGCTAATGCTACTAAAGTAGCCAGCGGAAATCACCTATTTCAAACTGAAGGGCACAAACAGAGACTTAAAGAAATTCTAAGAGTAAAGTTAAAAGATCATACAATATATACGTTTGAACATTGCCTAACAAAAGAAAGAGTGAGTATGGCACAGCAAGACTTTGTTAGGAAATATTCTCTTAATCAAGGAAACGTATCTTCAATGATACGCAATCCAAATAAGAGTGTCAAGGGCTGGCGGAGAGTAGGTTAATCTTTATGCCACAACACCCATATTAACAGCAGTCTTGACGACCTTGAACTTCACTGCACCGATCTTGATCTGGTCCTCGTTGACGCTTTTAACCAAATAGCTCTTGGCTGCATACTTCGATTGTTCTTCTGCAATAGCCTGATGCAAGAATTCATATCCAGCGCGTCCATTGTGCTGCGGTTCCCAATAGAAAGGATTACAACCTGATGCATTAGGATTATGCGAGAGTATCAACACGCATTCGTTACCTTCACGATCAATGCCAGTTGTGTGAGGGAAATACCCAACCCACTCGTCATTGCGATTGAGTCCATCAAGATTAAAAGCCATCTTCTTATTCCCTGATCAAGGGTTCTTCACCGCTGATAAAACGCTTACTACGAGCGTCAAGTTCATCGGCGCGTTCAACGTTACCCAATTCTCGCATACGTGCCGCACGAGTAGCAAGATGATAACCATAGCCCAGATCACTCCAAACGGTAATCACGGTTCCATGATCACGAGCTTTAAACTTCCCAGGACCATACATAGCACTAAAGGCTGCGTTAACCATATCAGGAGTCAAGTTGCCGATATTAGTAATAGCGTGATTGGGGTGGTCAGAAGTGCCGATTCCGAGCAGCCAATTGTCATCACGGTTCCAAATAGCCATTTTAAGCTCCGTAAATGCAAATAGTTTCAAAGTCATCATCACTCATAGTGAGATAATCCATTTCGGTATATCCATAGCGATCAATGCCATTACCGTGACCTGCAAAGCGACCATCTGCAAGCCACGCGCTGTAACCATAGTAGTCATAGCCGTCCTTGTCATAATCCGCAAAGTGGATGATATCATCGTACTCGTCCCATTCCGTAGGAGCAATTTCACCCTTACAGTTATAGATGAATGTGTTTTCGTCGCGGTCTGCGATCATCTTGCGAGTCAGTGCCGGGCTGTACTTACCTTTAGACATATCGCTATCTCCTTGCTATAAATTTGTTATATCATTTTGGGTAACCGTTGTCAACCAAAAAGGTAGGGTGAGAAGAAATTAATCTTCTCACCCATTTAGTTACCCTTTGACACAAATCACCTGCTTAAGCGCATGGACGATATCAACAAGATCAGCCTGCGCAGCCATAACTGCATCAATGTCCTTGTATGCAAGAGGAGTTTCGTCAATGACTTCTTTATCCTTCCTGCATTCAACGCCCTCGGTTGCAGCGATATGGTCCTTTAGGTTGAACCTGCGCTTTGCTTCTGCTCGGCTCATTGCACGGCCTGCACCATGCGAACAAGAGTAAAACGATTCACGATTACCCTTGCCGCGCACAATATAAGAACGAGCGCCCATAGAACCTGGAATGATTCCAAGCTCATTCAACCTAGCAGAAACCGCACCCTTTCTCGTCACTAGAATGTTATCACCGAAGTGCTTTTCACGCGACACGTAGTTGTGATGACAGTTAACTGCCATCATTTCACTAAAGAAAGGCTTCTTGATATGCTGCTTGATGGCGTTCAAAGTAGCCTTCATCATAACTTCGCGGTTGCTGCGTGCGTATGACTGGGCCCATTCGACTGCCTGCAAATAATCCTTGAAATGATCAGTCCCTTCGGGAATGTAAGCAAGATCAATGTCAGGAATGTTGATGAACCACTTGCGCATATCTTCTTTAGCAAGTTCAATGAAGTAAGAACCAATACGGTTACCTACACCACGCGAACCACTGTGAAGCATTACCCACACATACCCTTCTTCGTCAAGGCAAATTTCAATAAAGTGGTTACCCGTACCAAGAGAACCCATGTGGTTAATTGCACGATCAGCGGCCCGACCAATCTTAGGATGCTTCTCAACAATCTTATCAAGCTCTTCCTTATGCTTAGCAAAGAAATCAACTGCATCACCGCTCGGATCACCCCATGCACCACGGTCGTTTGCTCCACCATTATCAGTGCGTCCATGAGGAACAAGTGCTTCAATTGAAGAACGAATTCCGAACAGATTATCCGGCAAATCGTCTGCTGTAAGATTAGTGCGATGTGCCATCATACCGCACCCGATATCAACGCCGACAGCAGCCGGGATGATTGCGCCCTTAGTAGGAATAACTGAACCAACAGTTGCACCCATTCCCCAGTGAACGTCAGGCATGATTGCCACATGCTTGTGAATGAAGGGCATTGAAGCGATGTTGTCGAGCTGGTTACGGGCTTCCTGTTCAACCTGAACGCCGTCTACCCAAGCCTTAATAAGGCCGCCCTTGTTTCCCTTAATCACTTGCATATCTAATTCCTTTTCCTTATAACATAGAATGCTATATATCTTTTTGGAACAGATGTCAACCTTTTTATTCGCCGTGATACTGCCAAAGTACCGCATTGCAATATGCGTGAACGGTTCCTAATGTCATCCCGGTGTCATGTGAATGATGCAGATGATGGGGGTGTTGTAAGAAGTTAGGTGGAAACAAATCCCAATCTATCTTCTTACTGCGGATACCTGCAGGTGGAGCCTTCATCAACGGACTCTTGCAATAATAACAAACTCCACCTTGTTGCTTAATATATTCCTCCCTAACTAACTTGCGCTGTGTAGGAGGAGTCTTAGCGTAATTAACTGGCAGTTTCACGGGAATTCTTTCTTATGCGTAGATTACTAGAGCCGTACCGCATTCACTGCAAAACTTAGCGGTAGCTTTGTTCTGCTTGCCGCAGGTAGTGCATTTCGGCTTGGTCTTTACAGTGATCGGTTCACGAATAGCCTTGTTGTCTTCGGTCTCACCAAGCAACTTAATCACGATACTATGCTTCTCTGTTTCAGTAGCAAAATTGCTTACAGTAACAAACTTTTGTTCGCTTTTGCTACCTGCGACCGTGATTCCAGTTTCAGTTTGCGGTGCAGCGTTGAATGAATGTGTAGCAGCACTAGCACTAAGCGTAGCACCCACTGCCATGTTGTTAATGCTAGTAGCACCCACTGCCATGTCTGCACATGACACTGTACCCTTCATATAACTAGGGGTTACATCTGCTGCTGATCCTCGTAGCAGTGTGGATGTCCAAGAATCGTGTAGTGTGTTATATCCATTGTTCCAAGTCATTACTGGATTCTTGGGATAAACCTTCTCAAACTGATATTCTACACGAATCAATCCATCTTCAAGCTTGACGCCGCGATGATCTTCAATCTTACCAGTGCGTTCAATGAACTTGAACTTGTTACCTCCAGTCAAGCTTCCGTTAGCAAGACTGCGTTCAAAATCAACCTGCTGTCCTGCATTGATTACAAGACCGTTAGGAGTGACGTTTTCACCATCAATATAGATATTGACGATTGCTCTTACGGTGTTGAGATTCTTGAGTAGAATTGAATATTCTGTGCCGAATGGGATATAAACTGTATCTTTGAATTCACGGAGTATTTTTCCGTTGGCTTTAATGCTGGCAACCAGCTTACTATTAAACATTGTCATTTTCTTTCCTTTTCTAACGACACACTGACTAAGTGTCCATATTTAAAGTCAGTTAAGGTGAAGCCTTATGCTTCGTGTATATTTATTCTTTTATCTAATAACGTGTGTTTTTTTATGCTTTAATGACTTCTTTAGTGCTTTAAACCAAAGTTTCTTTTCTAATTCTTTATCTTTGGTAGTAATAGCTTGGTAAAGTTTATGAACTAATTTATCAACTTTCATTGTTTCATCTCCTGCCTTGTTACAAACTACAGTTGCTCCATTCTTAACATAAATAATATCATGAAGAACATTATTATAGCATATTTATTAAATACTAACAAGATCAAAAAAGCTGTATGGTCCATGAAATTTGAAAAACGGTTTCCTGATTTAGAAAGGAGAGTCTTTATACTTATGAGAGTGATCGAGAGCGGGTACAAACGAAAATCCAAGCGACAAATAATATCGGATACAATCTTCTCCTGTTAATATTTGAGAAGAATGGCGAACTTTTGCGTGAACAGGTTTATATGTCTGACCATCAAGAACCATAGTGAAGAAATCTCCATCATGAGTCTCAACCAACGCGGAACATGACTCACACCAGTCGCCATCGTTCATATACACTACATCACCCACCATTTTAATTTCAGCATTGTGGATATGTCCACATATTACACCATCATATCCTTTGCGTTTGGCATAACTAGTTACATTTTCTTCAAATTTGAACATAAAGTCAACTGCTTTCTTAACACGGTGTTTAAGAAACTTGCTTAGTGACCAGTAACCGAAGCCTAATCTATGTCGTATCCAATTGAATCTGCTATTCCAACTCAAAATAAAATCATATGCTTTATCGCCTAAGAAACTAATCCAGGGCGCAAGTCTAGTAATACCATCAAATAAATCACCATGTACTACCATGTACTTTTTGCCATCAATGCCGTGATGAATTATAGTATTACAAATTTTGACTCTACCAAAACTTGCAGCATAAGGTATCATAGGTCTTAGAAACTCGTCATGATTTCCTGCAACATATATTACATCAGTATCGCGTTTACTATGACCTAATATTCGTCGTACTACATTAGTATGCGACTGCTTCCATTTCAATTTGTTTTGTTGAATTTTCCAAGCATCAATAATATCACCCACTAGGTATAATGTATCACAAGAGTTATGTTTTAAAAAGTTATTGAGTAACTCTGCCTTACAGTCTTTGGTGCCCAAATGGACATCAGAAATAAAAATAGTTCTGTAAGTTTTCTTTGTCATATTATTATTTAGCTTGATTCTTGCGAAGTACAGTAGTTACGTTGTTTATGTCGGTATTCTGTCTACGAATTTGTCTGCCGTTTAATTCAAGAATAGTAGCCATTTTATGAACCTGTTCGCTTAATTGACGAACACGCTCTTCTAATGCAGCTATTCTACGATGCTCATGATCCCACTTTGCAGGCTCAAATGGAACTGAATTAGTTTCTACTATCGGTTTGTTAATGTACATTTTCTTCATCGTTTTTTACTCACTTATTACATGTATTTAATTTATAGTGTACAAATTCTGCAATGTGTTCTGCAACATCAACTTTGCAATACTTTTCGAACCCTTCAAATCCAGGATTAGAATTAGCTTCGCAAATTTTGTATCCATTTTTGTCAAACAATAAGTCAATGCCTGCGATTTCTAAATCACATGCTCTTGCTGCTTCTCTTGCAATATAATCAATTTCATTGTTTAGCTCAAACGGTTCGCCATGCCCACCATTCGTTATGTTTGCTCGGAAATCTCCTTCTGGCGCAATTCGTTTCATTGCACCTATACACTTTCCTCCTACAACTAATACACGCAAATCTGCGCCGGGTATAGCGTCAACATATTCTTGCACTAGTAGTGTTTTGGGACTATCGAGTTTATCAATGAACTCCATTAATTTTTTAAAGCTGCGTTTGTTATCACATAGATATATTCCATCACCGTGACTTCCTGTTATAACTTTAACGACACACGGAAATCCTATAATTTCTTCTGTTAGCTTTATATCTACTGGATGCTTAACTAACATAGTATTAGGAATGGGTAATCCTGCACCAGCAAAAATTTGATTATGTCTTAGCTTATCTTTAGCAATATTGATGCTGTTAGAAGAGTTTATACAAGGAACGTTTTCATGTTCAAATTGCCTGATAACAGATACTATAAAATCAGTACTTGCCGATCCTGTTCTAGTTAACACTAACTCAGGAAAGGTAAAGTCGTCTCCTTTGTATCGCAGACCTTTGCCTTTGTTTACAATAACATCAAACTTATTTGGATTGTATACTTCGGCTACAATGTTTTTGTTTTTTAATGCTTCAATAAGTCGGGTGTTGTTATAGTAATTGGACTTAAATTTAGATAGTATCATGACAGACATGCAAATGACCTTAAGTAAAGACGGGGCCTAAGCCCCGTCTTATTTAGTTAGAATTAGTAAGATAAGCTAAGATGTTCTCTGGAGAACTTTCACCGTATGGGTCAGTTGCACAATTATGCTCAATACCCGGCTCAACAAACCAATGTTCAATTTTACCGTTGTTGACAATACATGCATAACGCCAACTGCGAACACCAAATCCAAGATTATCCTTCTGAACAAGCATGTTCATCTGACTAGTGAACAGTCCTGAGCCATCTGGTATGACTTTGACATTCTGCAAATTCTGATCTTGCGCCCACTTGTTCATGACAAAACTATCATTTACACTCAAGCAATAAATTTCATCAATTCCCAAATTCTTAAACTGTTCATAGTTCTGTTCGAAGCCAGGAAGTTGATAAGTTGAGCAAGTAGGAGTAAATGCACCCGGAAGACTAAAAAGAATTACTCTCTTATTAGCAAACAAGTCATAGCTGCTTACATCTTCCCAACGATATGGATTAGAACCTTCAATAGTGTCGTCCCGTACCCTAGTCTTAAAAATTATTGCAGGCACCACTGATGGGAGCTGCTCAATAAAATCTGTCATAAATTTTCTCCAATTAAAGCTACTAGTAGCATATCAAAACGTATGTTAACATGTTTACTATACCACTTCAATCAGTTTGGGCATAATTTCGTATGACATCATACTTTAGTAATAAGTATACTACCAAAGGGTGATGCTGTGGTTCAAACTCTATTTGGTATCCATCTGGTTTACGTCTAAATGGATAGTATTTTACCCCTGAACTTTTGATTGCTTGTTCAATCTGCTTGAATTCTGTTACAGGAACATGAATCTTAGTTGTCGTGTGCGTCATATTACAAAACTCAACGGTTCCTCGTCTTCATATAGATCATCCCAATCAGGAAGCGATCTATCTTCATCTTCATACATCATATAGTAATACTCATTAGGCATTAATTTCCTAATGTTGTTTACTGTCAACGCCAAAAAAGCTAACTCTGAAGCATTGCGCAATTCAGTAACATACCAGGTCGTGGAACAACCTCCACCAAATGTCTTGATGGGACCATGCGGTATCTTACTGCGTGTCAACGAGTCAATTAATGCTTTACCAAAACTCGTGATCACGCGAATTGGGTCGCTTTTTTTAATCGCTCCCTATCCTCCTGTGAGAGTTGGGAGAGCGTAGCGGTGTTTTCACTGTCAATGACTAGCAAACAGTCCTTGACCTTGATAGCGCCTTTAGTATGTGGATTGTCGGGAGTTTCTTTAGTAGACCACGGCACGTTACAGTCAACGTGGCTTACATAAAACGATTCACCTTTTGTTTTTAAGACCCACATGGGAATCGAAGGGTCTTCTAAGTGCTTCTTATTGAAGTGGAATACACATTCTCGGCATGCAATTTCAATTTTCTAATTCATATTAATTTCCTTTTTTCCTACAGTTATTGCCATGCCACCTTGCATATGTATTTGATGAAACAGTTTTATTGCAATAGTGACACGTTTTTTTGATCTGTGATGCATGAGTTCCATTGGCCAGCATGTCATCAATATGTTTTGTTCCTAATAAATGGTGAGTGCCATTTTGAACTCGTTTTCTTTGAATTTCTCCACCTAGCATATTGTGGGTGCCATCGCGCACCGTTTTACGCTGAACTTCTCCCCCTAGTAAGTGATGAGTTCCGTTATTTATTAATTCCCGTTGCACAGTTTTTGCAAACTCACTCGTGAAATGCCAGGTGCCGGCTTCTATTCTCTGCCGCGCCAATTTAATTTGGTGCTCTCCTCCGACCCACGGATGAGTTCCGTTTTCTACTCGTTGATTATTATACGCAGTTGATAACGCAGATTTTTCTTCAGGCGATAACTCTAGTCTCTCAGCGATCAATACACATGCTCCGTATTCCTGCTGCGACTCGTGAATGGCATAGTGTTCTTGGATAGATAGCGCGACTAGGTTATTTGGATCGTTGTTGTCATGGTTTCCATCTATATGATGGACTTCATAGGTTCTACCATCAACGTCTTTTGGAATAGGTCCGTAATGATTTTTATAGATTCTTCGGTACTTATCAGTACCACAATAAATACACATAGCTGTAACTCCGATATAGTTATAGAGTAGTTGGGCTTGCCGTCCGCGAACTACACTTCTATTTATCGTAGTTCTATAATAAAGCTATGCCATTTTACTTTCCTTCTTTCGTTGTGCAGCATATTCTATCAATTCACGATAGCCGCCGAGCTTCTTTGCTGCGTTGTATACTTTTTGTTGCTCGGAATATGTTGTAACAATCATATTAATATTTATTATGTATCGTAACAAGTTGAAAAATGATATAGTCTATCACCAAAACAAAGCTTCAACCATGCTTCTTGTTTACCATCAGAAGTCGTAATACGAACTTCTTCTCTACCACTAAAATACTGCCTATGAGACTTAATATCTACAGAATATTCGTCTCTTATAATTGATACATCATCAACTTTTGAGCGAATAAGAGTCTCAATATCATATTTTGAAACTTCTCCTAACAGAAACCAAACTTTCTTAACAGACATAAACTATTGGCACAAAAATGGCGCGCTTGGTGGGATTCGAACCCACTATCTCGGGTATTAGAAGCCCTTGCAATACCATTTAGCCTCAAGCGCGTTTTTCATATTCATGATATAGCGAGTTAATGGTTATATGTCAAGCTTTTTAGATTTAAATGGGAGTTTTAATTTTTTGCAAATATGCTTAAGTTGAACAGCAGTCTTACCATTCTTTATCTGTCGGTAACCCTTATTGTTATGGTGCTTACGAGTCTTCATCCTTATGACCTTCAATGAATTTTCGTTTTTGTAAGGTTGGTTTATGAAAAATCTTTTCAGCGTGACATACAAGACACTCTGGATTACCACAGTCTAACGCATGATGTTTTGCCATTCGGTGAGGCTGGTCTAACAGTTTAGGATTATGCCATATAGATTGCTTAGCAATTCGTAATTGCTTTTTGATTGCATTCGCAGTGCGTTGCAATCGCTTACTCTTCTTTACCTTGCTGGTCTCGTCGCTCACTATTTCCTACCTTATCACTACTTTTTTCAACTTTTTGCAAACTTTCTTGATTCAAAACTGTCCACTTTTTCACATTAGTAGAACGCTGCATCAATTTAAGTAGTTGCTGACCCATTCCTAAATTATTGAGATTCATTATATTCCTTCACTATCCACCCTAATTTGAGTAAGTCGTTTCTTATTTCGTCGGTAACTACGCCTTCACTGGTGTCACCGGCTCTGTTGCTTATGCTAGAACAGTACCAATCCATATAATCCCCCTGTCCTCGCATATCTGCGATAATTCCGCCTGCGTAACGCCAAGAACAACACCATGTTTCGTCCTTTAGGATAGGAAATACTTCGTTCTTACAAAAATCAGTATTACACATTGCTGCATAAAGATTCTGTGCATATTCATCGGACTCCCGCACTTTCTTAAGAATCCAATCAGTAGTACGTAGATCGTACTCTAGATTGTTCTTCTGCCATTCAGGATCCTGTTCACGCTCTCGCTTATGTTGATCCAAAGATTTGTACCACTCAAGCATCTCTTCAGTTTCAGGATCGTCCATTAGTCCCTTCTCAGTTTGTCTTTCTATATACTTATCACGATGAAAAGTGTTACGCGCAGGACTAGATGATATTTTGTTCATCTAATCACTCTATCAAACAATATTAAAAAGTCAACCTATTTTATGGTAACCAGCAATCACAGTTGCAATGGGTCACATGAGTTATGGCACCTGCAACATTGGGATTAGATTGCATCATCGTGCTATTAATGTAGTTAGGATCAAGATTAGGTGGTAAATTATTTGGATCATATTCAGGTGGAGTTTGAATAATCACTATGTTGCCAATTGGGTTGTTAGGTACTATTACTGGACCAGACGGTACTACTGATGCGACAACAGGATTGCTATTACCATTCAGTATGCTAGTGATGTCTCCATCACTGGTACTATTAGTAGGTTTGAATCCGTAATCATTAGATAAATCACTAGAGACATAATACCCATTTGGATTGGGTAACACTGTATTTCCGTCTTGGGTAGAGGTGAAGTATGCAGGTATGGTATATACATTCCCATTCGGACTTGCTATACCATCAAGTGCACCTGGTGCAGTACCATTCGCTAACAATGTTTTATTCGTTGTCGGAGAAAGAGTGTTAGGAATATTGTTATCTGGTTCAATACCTAGCTTTTGCAGTCTAATTTGGTTACGCTCTTCGCGCATTTTAGCGATAGTGCTTTGTCCACCCAAGCTGTTCAAATCGCTAATTGATTGTATTGTCTGCGCTGCCATATGAGGTCTAGTATCTTGACTATATTGCGACATGCTATCTAAGAACCCGGATATCGCAGTTGGATATGAATACAAGAAGTGATTTTTTGGTGCTTGTACTGGAGAAAGAGCAGTATATCTTGATCTTTGTTCTCTAATAAGTTGAGACCCTACAATACCATAATTCGTATTTAAATTTTTAACTGCATCAATATTAGCAGTACTAATTGCTAATATTTCTATATTTGATTGATCAATATACTGCTGTACTACAGTATTCATTGGACTAGCCCAACCTACAGTGCCACTTGTAGTATTTGTTCCGGAACTAGAAACTGAACCGTCAGTATTAACTGCAAGTGTTGCGGTGGGAGGGGCTTGTATAGATACAGTAGGAATAGAAGTTGAATCTGTACCTGAACCAGTGAGATTGATATTTGTTATTCTCCCATACGAACCGTTTTCATTGCTGTTAGCTAAAGCATCATCAGTTCCTATACTAGCTATAGCAGTAGCCCCATTACTAATTGTTATAGTAGGAGCAGGTGCGCTACCTCTTCCATATCCGCCTCCCGGATTAGTAATAGTAACACCTGTCACATGATAGTATGTAGTAGGTCCTACTAAATACGTAGTATACTGCACTGTAGCAGTTGCTTGCTCCCATGTCACTGCTAAGAACAATTGCTGATAAATGTTATATAGTTTTTGAGTTTGTAGTTGATTGATGCGTGTGTTAATGAGTTTCCAGGGATAAGGTAATCCACTCATGCTTCCAAAGAAATCACTTACGGTATATGTTCCGGCGACACCACTACCTAAACTAACTATTTGTTGACTATCATTAATAGCTGCTTGGTTAGTTGGCTTACTTGTTCCTGCTACTAATGGTAGATCAGTGAAGTTTTCAATACCTTTTGCTACTTTAGCAAATGTTTGAAAATTTACATTTTCAATATTCTTGATTTGACGCATACTATAACTAAACGCCCCGGCAGCAGTAGCCCAATCACTTGGTATAACACCGTCAAGATAACTACCGAACCCTTTTGGTAGTATTGCAAAATTATTAGGACTAACAGTTGATTCGTAAATAGGAGGGGTTCCTTTTGGGATCAATGTGCCAATAACTTCTTGAATAGCTTGACTATTCAAATTGTTATTCAATCCACCATTCTCGTATATCAAATAATAAGTCTTGCTATTTGTAGGCAACCCTAGTATACTATTGTATACCGGCACAGTCAATGAGCTATAGCTATTAGGGAATAATTTTTGTAGATTTAATAAATCTGCTAGTGTTTCTAAGCCTTCAGTTTTACATTGTAGTGGTGCTAACACATGTGTTAGGTTCTCGCCTGTAATGAGCAAGAATGCGCCTAATATTTGCTGTTCTTGCTTCTTTGACCAATTTGACACGGTCCCGGCAGTAATTGACGCGATATCATTTTTGCTTAATCCTGCTGCTAATAGAGCTAAACTCAAGTCTTGTGTCATTGCACCAGCTTTACCAATGTTCATAAGTAAGTTGCTTGGCATGCCAAAAGTTTCAATCTGCGCAAGATCAATAACTTTACCTAAATTCTCTAAGTCATCACCGAACGCAACTGAGGATAAACATACACCTGCTATATCTGCGCTACACAAGTCGTTCATGTTACTATATGCACCATCCATGAACGAGTTACTATTGTCTATCACATTGATAGTTTGATTACTGTCATTAATAAAGCCATAGAAACTTGAAAATGATCCTAAAAACTCTTTGTATTCTGGAGTAGATTGTGTAGGGCTGTCCCCGTTATAATTGAATTCATTCCATGCTTGTAATGCCGGAAGACGCAAGAATCCCCACTGCGTAATACCTGTGTTTGGATTCTGTGTATTGTCTCCTGTATATGGATACCAAGTGGCTTCTTGTCCACTGTCTGTGTTGCTAGTGATTCCATACCCGTTGTTAGCAGGGCCCGGTAACGAGGGAGTTACACCCTGCTGTAGTCCATACTTCTCAGCAATACAAGGATTAGTAGAACTAGTTGATGTTCTAGCCCAAACACCTGCAGGATCAACTGCAACAAACGTAGAGGGAGGACTATTACCTAATGCAGGTATGACATTTGATCCAATTGATATCAGATTATTGTATGTAGCTGTAGTGAGTGTAGTTCCGCTATTGGGAACACCTCTGATATAGCCATCATTTATCGCATAAGTCAATAATCTTAATACTGTATTATTGATTATTGAGCCAGGTGTATATGAACTATTGTTTTTACTAGTACCCATATACCCTTGTGCGACGGAATTAATAGTGAGGCCAGTGTTTTGCAACAATGACCCCATCATATTAACTGCTAACGGACTTTGCCTACCTGTATCTGACATGATTAAGGTACAAACACATTATCACTGCCTTGATTAATTGGATGGCCGCAGTCATTGCCAGATCCAACTCTTAACACTGCTACTCCCTCAGCAAAAACAGTTGGGCTACCCTCAGTGGTTTTAGCTGCATTGTGCTTTCCACCGCCGGGGTGTTTAGAAATGTCACTTGTATGCAATGCTACCGGAAGTCCGTTACAAAATACAGTGCTTGCACCTCTTTGTATCTTTCCTCCACCTGAGTCTGTATCACCTTTTCTGCTGAGCTTTGGCATTCGCTTGTCCTTTGTTTATAGTATTTATGATAAATAAAAGTGTAGTTCGCGGAAGTGGGATTCCCAACTACTCTAATACTGATTCAGAGTATCAGCAATGACTATTTATAATAAAAGACCACAGTCTTCTCTTTACCGAAAAATACACGAACAACATTATGGCCCAATTCCGAAAGAGGATAATGGAAGAAGTTATGAAATCCATCATATAGATGGAAATTCTCATAATAATGACCCAAAAAACTTAATTGCAGTAACCTTACAAGAACATTATAACTTGCACTATAAGCAAGGAGATTACAATGCATGTAAGTTAATAGGGAGTAAACTTAATCTTCCTCCGGAAGAAATGTGTGATTTACAAAGCAAGGCTCAACGCAAAAAAGTATTAGAGGGCACACATAATCTACAACGAAGATCGGATGGGTCAAGCGTGAGTTTGGATTTAGTACGGTCGGGGAAACACCCTTTCCTGAGAAGACCAGATGGTAGTTCTGTGACCTCAGATAGAGTAAAAAATGGAACTCATCATCTTCTGTCAAGAGGAAACAAACACCCAAAATATCTTCACACGGTATACACGTTCAGGAACAAGTATACCGGTGAAGTAATTAGCGCGACTTATTACGAGTTTAGAATCCGATTTAATTTAGACCCTGGTAATGTTCGCAGAATGTTAAAGAATCCTAATAAATCTTGTGGCGGCTGGCAAATAATTTAACCCAAAATCAACTTCTTTGTTTCAGGAACAATCAAGTTGCTTGTTGCCTGGATATACTTGGCTCGGACACTCTCGTCTGTAACTGCATAGATTGCAATGCTACTTTTGTTCAATCGGGTGTCACCCTTCGGATCTGAGGTGAATAGGCTTGGAATAAGGCCAACACCCTGAGGGCCTGGAGCTACACTCAACGGATCATGAAGTGTAACATCAGTTTCAGTCACAGCAGTTACCTTACTAACAAGTTCTTCACCGCTGTTCAACTTTATCGTATAAATCGTATTAATTTCAAAATTCACAAATATTTCCTTATGCTGCTTCTGCTAAGAACTTAGCACGAAGCTCTTTAAATCCACCGACGAGTTCGCCGTCAATGAAAATCTGAGGGACGGTACGCGCATTAGGAACTGCTTCTAGTAGCTGCTCCTTAGTCCAACCATCACCAATCTTTCTTTCTTCAAATTCAATACCCTTTTGTTCTAACAGGGTCTTTGCTTGTACGCAAAATGGACAGTTATCGCGGGACCAGATAATAGCTGTTGTCATAATATTCTCCTTATAAATCTGGTAATTCATCATAATTAAGATCGTCTGATAAAACACCAATAACATAATTAGTACTTTCTGTTTCTTGTAAGGCCGCTTGTTTCTTAGAGGTGTCTACATGTTTTAGGAACCAAGGAATGGGAGTAGTCTTTGGGGCAGGGTTCCAATACTTGATACCAATCTGTTTAAGAGCGTCTACGGCGTTATAGTCAACAAAGTCAATCATGATTTTTTCGTTAAGGCCAATGACAGGGCCCTTCTTGAAAAGATAAACAGCCCATTCTTTTTCTTCACGAATCACATCTTCGTAAATCTTACGGACTTCATGTTCACAATCAACTTTTGCTTTAGCAAATCGAGGATCTTCCTTGATAACTTGATTAATCATCCAAGCTGTCCATTCTTTGTGTAATAGTTCATCTTGTAGGATCAAGCTGATAATATTTCCATTACCCATGAACATCTTGTTTTCAACCATGGCCAATGATGTGGCAAACGATACCATGAAACGAAATGCTTCCAGGGCATAACTGGCATGAAGTGCCAACCAAATTGCATTGATGTGTTCCTGTTCATCAACATTGAGACCAATTTCTTTTTTACAGTTGATCATATGCAGTGCATCATAATATTCACCCACGCTTGAAGCCATGTTGATGATTTCAGAGGTGTTGTGAATCGTGTTGAACACTTCCTTAGGAACATTGTAGATGTTACGAATGATGTGGCTGTATGAGCGACTATGAATGTTTGTTTCAAATGACGACCATATCAAAACCAAAGACTCTAATTCCGGAATAGATGCAACCGGAGAAAAAATCTGTACCGGTGCTCTACCTTGAATGCTATCTAAGGCAGTCTGTCGTAGGAGGTTAGAAGTAAAGATATGCTTTACTGTATCACTGGCATTCTTAAAGTCTCCGGCATCCTTAGATAAGTTGACTTCCTCAGGAACCCAAAAGAATCCCCGCTGCATTTCTTCAAACTTTGCAAGCTTAGGGTGACGATATTCTTCAAATCGCTGAACTGTAACTGTTCCGTCTAGGAACATTTTTCTGCCTAAATAATTAGGTGCGGTACTGATATCATATTGTGCTTTAGACATTTTATTAATCCTTAATGTTGAATGTGAGCTTATAAGCTCTTAGTGAACTACTACGCCCTAAAGTGACGTAGCTTTACGCTCATTTCAGTAATCCTGGTACCAATTCACGCATTCTGCGTGTATTAAAATGACTTTTTGTTTCAGCCAAACCTTCGCCGCTTTCCGAAATTACATATTGATATCGTTTAAACGAAGAATCTCCTGTCTTGAAATATTTTTCCATATCATCTACTGTATCTACTGTAATCATTGTTTGTCCGGGGTGTTCTTTGTCGTAGATCGAGACTTTGTTTCCTTGTGAAAGCAATCTTTTCCATATGTCATATCCTTCGTCACTGAGAGTTTCATCACTCATTAGCCGAATTGATCTTCCGGTTGAATCGAGGATCATGTTATACAAATCAGATGCATAAGGTGGCTTTCCTTTATAATTAGGGCTTTTTCCAGTCATTGATACAACTAATGCTTGCGGTTTTATATCAAGCTGTGTTATTAAGATTGGTTCTTCTGACTGTGGATTTACGTACCAAAAGTAAGCAACTTGATTGCCGACATAGGAACGTAAATTATTTCCCATGTCCGATACTTTCACTCCAGAATTTATTAAATTATGAATATCCTGACATAATCCGTCGTAAGTAGAAAATGCACCGAGTCCCATTGGCATTTCCGTAAGCCAAGTGTCAATGAAATCTTCTCTGCTAGTTGCGCCCGATGATACCCTGGGAATAGGAACCACTCTTCCCTCATTAACTAATGATAGGTTAATTTTATACATTGTTTCTTCCTATCCTACTGTATCCTAATTCTTTTCTAATCTCTTTTTCTCTAAATCTTTGGAACTTTTTGGTTCGCATTTGGGACAAGGAATACCCTCCGGACACCGATGCTCGTGGTATATAACTATTGCTTCTTCGTTCATCATAAAACGCAACTCTCGCAGGAATCTTCATCTTCGAAGAAGTCAATTTCTTCCAGCGGCGCCTCATCTTCAACTTCTTTTGAAC